GTCGCGGGTATGCTTCACGCGCTCGACGTTGCGTTGCATCCAGGCGGCGTCGTTCAGCGCCGCTGCTCCGGCCGCGAGCGCGACGCGGCTCAGGTTGTAACGTCACCTGAGAATCCTGCACCATCCACTCCAGACAAATCATCCCTGGTTAGGGTGTACCGTTGAAAATAGTACTCATCTTGCTGTTGTTCAGAAATAACTAGCGATCCATCAATGGACAGATCAGTTTGCACGCCTGGTGCCCCAAACTTTGCCATCAAGAAATCATAGTGGCCATAGTGTTGTAGGGTTGAGCGTACGGAGCTGAGCCATGTGGCCTGATTCATGCCAATGCGGTTGCGATGATCCCAGCCAATCTTCGCCAGTACGCGTCCGCTCTTTGGGAGTAGTATCAGTTGCTCATCAACCTGTCGAAAGGTCGCAGAGCAGTACTCCACATCAAAAACGGACGTGCGAAGGTGAATCTCAGTCTCCATGCCAAGTGCCAAGTAGGCCTTACGAAGGCCTTCAATGCCGCCTAAGGCCAGTAAAGCCTTACGAGTGGTGACGGTGACACTATCGTCACCATGAATGATAGATAGCCATAATCGACCTACAACATGGATGTGCATCTTCATGAGTATGTTCAAGTAACTGTCACCACCAGCGGTATCAGACCACCCCGGTTGCATCATAGAGTGACTCCGGAAAATCTGGCCGAACTTGGTAACCCCGCGTGTGCCATCACGTCTCAGTAGTCCAGCTACGCGGGCAGGTAGCTTACTACTATAGAGATCATAAAGGGCCATGAGAGCTGGTTCAGTGATGTGCAAGTCAAATCGACTCTGATCATCTTCAACAAATACAATCTCATCATCATGGTCCATCAAAGCGCCTATGGTAGTTATGGCCTGTGTCATGGCAAGGCCCTTCTTCTCATATGTCAAGCCATGTGTATAACACACCTGGCGTCCCAACTCAATTGAATAGTGATCAAAGAAAACATGCTCACGATCACCTATCATAATGTCAAAAACCATCTGGTCTATGAGCGGACACAGAAAACGGCCAGTGGTGTGGACAAGATACACAGGTGCGGCTTGTATCATACGAGGATCCTTATAGGTGTTGTGCTGAATACTCTCATGACTGACCGCGAACTCCCTCTTGACAAATGCCTTAGCAGTGGGCTTCTGAATCTGGTGTACAAAGGTGGTCATGTCTTGGTCAGCAATAATAGTTCGATACTTCCTACGCTTAGCAGATTGCATGTGGGTGACCCACTCATGGATCATCATCCCACGTTTAATGGGTTTTATGATGCTAAGCAGGTAAGCCCCAGTAGTCTTGCGTACCAGCTGCCAAGCAGAGTAAGTGCTGGCAAGTAGAGCGGGGGTGTCACGTGCAATTCGTCCTAGGATCGATATCTTAGCATTGTGAGCGCAATTGCGAAACAAAATTGGAATAGCATCTAATACACCAAAGAAACCCTGAAACCATTCATCCCTACACTCCCAACTACCATCCTGCCATTCAAAGTCCTCTGAGGGTTTGCAGTCCCTAATGGGTAGGTGGCGGAGGCAAATTGACTGAGCCTCTATTGGGAGCACTTGTAGCTGCCACTGATGGCGCCGTTTGAGCGCACAAAGAAAGTTCCAAGCAGCATGTAGTAGTATGACAGTTAACAGGGAGCTCTGACTATTGCGTAAGAAGTAAACTGTAGCAGACAGGATGATGTGGGCAGCCATGCGCAAGAAGTGGACACTACCACCAAACCAACCCCTCACAAGTGTCTCGAAACCCACCGTCATCATGACAACCAAGCCGAAAGCTAGTGGGACAGCCCATGTACCGATATCATCAACGGCATGTCGGACGAGCGCGAACAAAATGTTTGTCTTAAAGTACTCCTCAACGCATGCGTAGGCCAGTTCACGGATCAGCAGGGGAATCATGAGCATAATCGTAGTGGATAAGGATGCCATCTTCGACCGACCCATCTGCAGATAGTAGGCTGTGGCTTCATGGTGGTCGGATGGTACAAATTCACGTATAAGTGGTAGCGCACCAGTGATCATAACGGGCTCGAGTAGATCATCAAATGGAAGTTCGTTTGTGCGGCGACCTAGGCCGTCCATGGGCTTTGTGAAGTGTTGTTCCTGCTCGCGCTTCGTCACGATTACATGGTCATAGGCAAGTTTGAATTGCTCCATCACCACACTATACTGTGTCTCGCTGGAGTTGCAATTGCGGAGTAACTTCAACAGCTGCCCAGTACATCCCATGTTGACCATATACGCAAATACCAGATTACGCTCCTTCTCCTTGGTCAGATCACACTTACGTAAACGCAGGGCCGCTGCTGAGAACAGCTCTTGCTTGACCTCCTTGAGTAGTTTCACCCACTTGCGAACAGGCTCAGATTCAGCAACGGCATCAGGGGGTTCAGGAGGAAGTTCTTGCCGCAAGCCCCTAGTGCCAAGTACGTCACTGCGTCTAGGGACACCGGTGTCCGAGTCCACTGAACCATCCGCCCCACGATTAACATTGAGGGGATAGTGCCGTGGGCCACCAGGGTCGCACTCTAGGTCAGGTAGTCTACTAACGTTGCTAGCATCTGAGGGGACATCGGAGGGAGGTGGGGTTGGGGGAGCACCCCCATTACCTAAGCCTAGCTCAAGGTCAATGGGCTTGGTCTCATCACTGTCGACGGACACATGGTCAAGTGCTCCATACCTATTCGACAGGCCCATGCCTTTCAATTTCTTTTGGACTGGTGTGAGTATCCTTGGGGGATGCCGTTGCTTACATTTGTGGCCGAACTTGCAGTTGCCGCGCATGAAAAACTGGCATGTCTTGCCCTTTGCCTCAAATGGTTTGGCGTCGAGTTCACGGCGAACATCCTTAGGTACTGCACTCCTGAACCTGCACTCAATGGCAGTGTGGGCACCATGGCAAATAGGGCAAGCATCAGCAGGAAGGTTGGAAAACAAGCAGTCATCGGTATCATGCCAGTCCACATTGCATATGGTGCAAGGCCCATCACCCTCAATACCCGTCTTGTCAAAGGAGTCGTCCTCAGGGTCAGCATAGTGAGACCCATGCATGGGACACCACTCCTCATCAACCCTCGGCGGATCGTCATAGCATGACCTACACTCGCCACAGTAGTAGATTCCATCCCTAGTATCACTGGCTGGGAATAACCCACGAACCTCCATGCAAAACACACAGAACCCCACAATCATCGGACGGTCTTCAGCATACGTAGTGGTGACACTTAAACGGTAATCATCATAATTCCATGATAGTGTGGGAAAGTCACGCAGCTTATAATCCATATGGATGACCTCAGTCTCACAGTCAGGGCAGAAGTCGGTGCAGCAGAACCAGTAGTTACAGTTGGGACACACGACCTTGTAAATACATGTCGTAAACTCGTGGTCATCAACATCCTCATCGGCAGCAACCACATGCTCAGTGAATTCTTCCATGGGTGGCAGATCATCTGGCGGTGGGTCTTCTGCAGCCGATGCCTCCGCATCGCTACCACCCCACACATATCCCGCCTCGTGCTCAGGCTTGGGAGGGCCCTCACCGGGGAAACCACCATTCTTGGTGCGGTCAACACTCCCCTGCTTAGATGTGGGTCGGCTGCCGAGACTTTTGGATCGCTTCTCAACAATGATCATCCTACCACTCTTTTGCTTGCGTACCTCCATTTCAGGCTGGGGTTCATCATCATCAGTCTCACGTGTGTAGAATCTGTCGATAACGTCATCAGTCATATCATCTGACAGTTTACAATCATAGCCTATAGGGTCATCCTTATGTCGCAGAACTGGCTTGAGAGCGTCAGGTTCACCCTTAATCTCCCGGATTTTGCGTTCGCCTCTGTGTTCGGCCTCCCATCGAATGCGCTCATTCTGCATCTGTAGAAGGGTGGCGACCGGTAGGCGCATTTTGGGCTCCTTGCGAACTAAGAGGGTGACCTTACCATGAGCAACCATGAGATTTCGGTGAAGATCAACAACTCGCGGTGCGCCCACCATCTTACGTGGTGGTGCGGATCCAATGGCAGTCACAGTGTCAAAGAGAGTCTGCGCCTGGCTATCATTCAACCACTGAATATTCATGTCAAAATCCTGGAAGATGTTCGTGTTGGTTGATGTGTTGGCAAGTGTGAAAGCTATTTGGCATAGCGACGATCTGACATTGATCTGAATCAAATTGACCCACGTGGTCGAGTAGCCATTAGTGGATGACAATTTATTAAAGAAATAGTCATCATAATTTGCAGCAAGGCTGTTGGATAGTGGCGTACCACCAGTGGGTGTGGTGAGGTTGTTGTCAATGGATGTCAACAAGTTAGAGTAGGTGATGTTGGCGATTCCGTGGTAGATGGTCGGGGCAGTGCTGTTTGCTATTTGCTGACTAATGCGAACAACTGCATACTCAATGCCAACAGGGAAGCTGAACGTAAAGTTCGGGCCAGAGCTCCAGGTGCCTCCAACACCAGAAAACAGAGTGGGCCAAGGGTTGAGGGTAGTACCAATCAGCCCATTGGTGAATTGGTTTGAGGAGAGAGACCAGTTACCAAAGTAAGAGAAGTCCAGTGTGCCGGCAACATTGTTTGGGGTGGGGGTATAGAACATAAAGTCATAATTAACATACAACTCACCACCATAAGTGTCCTCAGGCAGTTTTTCCACCCCAACAAAGAAAACGACGGGGTCATAAAAATGGAGATCAACAGAGGCGCCGGACGGAGGAATGATGGTCCCTGATCGCGTGAGGAAACGCTTCGTGTAGTCCTTGCTCTTGCCCATAGTGACACTCATAGGGTTCCAGACATTCATTGCCTCCGTACTGGCATAGGATGCCTGATCAGACAATGAGGTAAAGATGGCATCATAAACATCCCGCGCCTCCGTCAACAAAATCTTGCCAGGTGTGGTGGAAGGGCAACTTGGACTCCATTCCAGTGTGAGTCGGAGAACCACATAATGCTCAAAAGATGGTGCTATCTGGGAGCACCAAGGATAGGTGCCAGCCAGTCCTGGATTCATATAAATCTGTAAGCACACAAAGTCAGCAGCAGAACCGGTGATTGTTGTCAGCAACTCCCGATGTCGGATCCGCATGCCAGCGCCAGTCTGTCGAAATTTGGTGGCAATTGCGGTGGGGGCCATGGACGATAAAGCTAGCATGCCCCCAGCACCTAGCTTCTTTCTAGCCCCAGCAGTCACGCCCAACTTCTTGATTCTAAGATTGGTGCGTGCCTCAACAGGTTTCAGGAACTTCTTCATGGCCTGTTTGGCCTGTCTGGCTAGTCTCTTTGGTGCTTGGCGTTTACGAGGAGGCCCATCACCCATGTTGTTGGATGATCAGGATATGGGCTTATC